ATAAGCACCGGGCAGGAGATCGCTCGATGAGCGCGCAGGAAACAGCCGAAGTCGAAGTGGCCGAGCGGCCCAATGTCACGGTCCTGGAAACCTTGGAGGCGCCGAAACCGGAAACGGTAGCGGAACCCGAGAAGACAGAAACCAAGGCAGAGGCAGAGCCCGCAGAACCGGCACAGACGACGGAAGAGGTACAGGAACGCAACGAGAAAGGCCAGTTCAAGCCGAAGCTGCAGGATCGGATCGACGAGATCACGCGCCAGCGGCATGAGGCACAGCGGGAAGCAGCCTATTGGCGAGGGATCGCCGAAGCATCGCAACCGAAGGAAACTCCGGCCGAAGCGGACGAACCCAAGCCCGAGGCATTTGAGGATTACAGCGCATATGTGCGGGCACTCGCAAAATTCGAGGCCAAGGCACTGGTAAAGGCCGAGTTCGCGCAGCAACGAACGCAGCAGGCCCAGGACGCGCAAGCGACCACCTGGCAGCAGCGGGCCGAAGCCGCAAAGACGGAGCTACCGGACTTCGAGCAGGTGATGTCAGCCTCTACGGCGCCGATGTCGGCCGCGATGGCGCAATCCATCAAGGACTCCGACATCGGCCCGAAGGTGGCCTACCACCTGGCGCAAAACCCGGACATTGCAACGCGCTTATCCCGCCTGGAACCGATGGCCGCAGCCCGAGAGATCGGGCGTCTCGAGGCATCCCTGTCCGTGAAAGCGGAACCGACACCGAAACGCATTACTTCTGCCCCAACGCCCCCGACTCCAATCGGGTCTGGACGAAGCACCGCGGGAGACCCCGGGAGCATGAGCCAGGACGACTACATGGAGTGGAGGAAAACCCATCTGAGGAACTGAAATGACCAACGTTCTTGCCACCTCCAACATCGTCGCGCGTGAAGCGTTGGCGGTATTGGAGAACATGACCAGCTTTGCCCCTGCCGTCAATCGAGACTATGAAGACGAGTACGGCGGAAACATGGCCCGGGGCTATGCTCCTGGCGCTACGATCAACATCAAGCGACCCCCGCGTTATACGTACCGCGCCGGCCGCATCGCGGTGCCACAAGCGACCGTGGAGACGACCGTTCCGCTGACCCTCTCTCAGGGCGGCACGGACATCAACTTCAACTCTATCGAGCGCACGGTGTCGCTCACGGCGTTGAGCGACAAGCTGACTGCGGCGATGGCCCCGGTGGTCAACGAGATCGACCGGCAGGGCTTGAGCGTGGCCCGGTTCGCCACGCACAACACCCTGAACGGTGCCGGCGCGCTGCCGACCACACAAGTCCTGGCTGTGGCTGCAATGACGAACGTCAACGCGCGTTTGGACATCATGGGCGCCCCGGTCAAGGACGGCCGCCGTTCATTCTGCATGGGTCCGGTGCTCAACGGCTCGATGGTGCAGGGCTTCGCGGGCCTGTTCAACATGAGTGAGCGCATCAACGGCCAATACCGTACCGGATACATGCAGGACAGTTTCGGCCTGCGTCCGATGATGGATCAGAACGTCGATACGCACGTCAACGGAGCGGCAACGGCGACCAACATCAACGGCGCGAACCAGACCGGATCGGCCATTACTGTCGTTGCAGTCGCTGCCGGCACCTTGACCCGTGGAAGCGTGATCCAACTGCCAGGCGTCAACAGCGTCAACCCGCAGAGCCGCACCGATACTGGCGTCGCAATGGACTTCGTCGTGACGGCCGATGCACTGGTCGGCGCAACGACGATCAACGTCAGCCCGGCTCTCGTGACCAGCGGACCTTTCCAGAACGTGAGCGCGAGCCCGACGAACACGACGGTCTACGTCATCAGCGGCGGGGCCTCGACGGCGTACAAAGCCAACATCGGATTCCACAAGGACGCCTTCACGCTGGCGATGGTTCCGCTGTTCCAGCCCCCGGCCCGTGGTGTGCTGTCCAGCGAGCAGATGAGCCATAACGGCTTCATGCTCCGCGTGGTGCAGTTCTATGACGGCGTGAACGACAACTGCATCTTCCGTATCGACGTGCTGTTCGGCTGGGCTGCGACCTATCCCGAGCTCGCGTGCCAATACCGCACCACTTCCTAAGGAGCATCATCATGGCTGTTACCCTTCTCCGCCCGTATTCGGGTTTTGCAAGCGGCGCGCTGCTTGTGTTGGACGCGCCAACAGAGGCTGGGCTTGTTGCTCAGTCGCTGGCGGTTTACACGTCCGTTCCCGCCATCAATCCCGCAGTTTCCCCCGGGTTCACACAGGGGTTCAACCAGTCTCCGACGGGTGCCATTACCGGGGGCGCGTTTGGCCCGGCAGTCATCTGCAATATCCCGATGGGGGCTACTGCACTGACGGGGTTTCAGAGCAACGGCGTCGCGCAGACGGCGCTTGCCATCAACCTCACCGAGATCTACGTCCCGCATTGGAACACGTGGACGGGTGCTTCCATGCTGAACGGGACCGGGGTCGGCACGGACAACCAGGTCTATTGGCTGTTCAACAGCGAAGGCGACATGCTGGCATACACAACCATTGCGGGCACGGTCAACGCCACGGCGTCTGTGTTTCAGAAGATCGCGTTCACGGCGCCGATCACGCTGTCACCGGGACGCTACTTTCTGGGCGCGCAGGTTGACGGTACGACGGTCACCCCGCGTCACGTGCTGTCTGCGAACGGCGCTGAACCGCGTTGCAGCATCATCGCTGCGTCGGCATCGTTTGCGGCTTCGCTGACTGCGTTGTCGGCCGCTTCGATCGCGGTGCCAACGACCTTCACGACGGCGCAGGCTCCGATCATGCAGTTGTACTCGTAACAGCCCATCAACTCAAGGAAAGGGCGAAATCATGCCTATGCAAATGTACCGCCCTGACCTTGGGCGATGGGTCAATCAGGAGGTGGGTGCAAATCCACCGGGTCTCGGCCCGAATGAGCTGATCATGCTCAACATCCTGGTTGAGTTGCGCCTGCTATCAACCATGCTGGAGGCAAACCAGCCGGGCCTGATGAAGGACGACCTGCAAAACATGCGGGTGGACATCACCCGGAGTGAATACCCGCTCAATGCTTTCTAACTCTCCCTGTTCCCTGTTTCCCTGACCAACTGAAAGGCACATCATGGCACTCTTGCAAGGACAAGTCGGCATCCAAAACGCAGCCGAAGGCGGCAATCCGATCACTGTTCGCATGGGCCGAGGCGGCGACGTACTGACCAGCCAACTTCACGGGGACTACCGCGAAGCGGCATTCCGGCGCGCAATCTTCGTCGGATCCAACGGCGCAACGCCTACGGTTACGACGGTCGCGCTGGCAACCACCTACACCGGCCTGGCGCTCATCAACCCGGCAGCCAGCACCGTCAATCTGTCGGTCCTGAAAGTCGGCCTGAGCTTCCTGGTCGTGTTCCCGGCGGTTTCGACGCTGGGCATCATGACGGGACACAGCCCGCTTGGCACGACCACGTTCACCGCGGCCGCGACTGACGGCCTGAACTCGGTGTTTCCGGGCCAGCGCGGACAAGGGCGCGCGGCACTGTCGGCCACTTTGGTAGGCACTCCGCAGCTCCACACCGTCGTCGGATCCGGCCTCACAGGCGCTGTCACTACCGTGCCCACGCAGTTCGCGCTGTATGACCTGGAGGGAAGTCTCGAAATCCCGCCCGGTGGATATGCCGCGATCTACACCAGCACAGTCTGCGGCGCGGCCAGCATGTGCGCATCGTTCATGTGGGAGGAGTGCCCGGTCTAGTTCTCCTTGATACCTCTCGTTGCCATAACGAGTTCGCCCCGGGCTTCGGCTCGGGGCATTTTGAAGGCGTGCAATGACTTCCGCCCTCCAGTTGATTGAATCGTCACTGAGACTCGCTACCGTGCTGGCGAGCGGCGAAACCGCCACAGCGGACGAGGCGACGGACGGACTGAAGTCACTGAACGACATCCTTGAGAACTGGAGCACTGAGAATCTGACCGTCTGGCAGGGGGATAACGATCAGTATCCGTTGACGGCGACCAAGCCGAGTTACACCATCGGGCCGGGCGGTGATTTCAACGCTACTCGACCTATTCGCATCGGGCTCTCGTTTACGCGGGTGAACGGTGCCGATTTCCCGGTTGAGCAGTGGAGCCTTGACGAATACAACGCAGTCGCGGTCAAGAACATCGGCGGCATCCCGGAGCGGTACGTCTACATCAACGAGTACCCGCTGGGCCAGATCATCCTGTATCCGGTCCCTGAGGCTACGAGCACGCTGTTCCTGAACACGGATCGGGTGCTTACATTCCCGGTCACGCTGGCGACGGTGCTGGCCTTCCCGCCAGGGTATGAGAAAGCCTTGCGGTACACGCTGGCGACGAACATGGCGCCTGAGTACGGGGTAGTCCCACCGCCTGCCGTGCAGGCTATCGCCACATCATCCAAGGCTGATATCAATCGCGCGAACAAGAAGCGGGTTGTTGCGGCATACGATTCGACGCTGATGGGCGAGCCTGCGTTTGCCTATTTCCAGCGGGGCTACTGATGGCTCTCGTCCCGTATCAAGGTTTCATCGGCGGCGCGTATCGGGCGAGGTCAACCAATTTCAACGCCGAAACCTGCCTGAACCTCTACCCCGAGACCTCGACGGTCGGATCGTCCAAGGACGTCGCAGCCCTATATGGCACGCCCGGGCTATCCCTGTGGGCTACGCTTGCAGGTGCGGGCGGGGTTCGGGGCGAGATCAGGTTCAACGCCTCTACGGCATTTGTCGTGGTCGGTCAGAACGTGTACAGCCTTGCGACTTCCGGGGCGTCGGTCCTGATCGGCACGGTTGCAAACGGCGCGTCCCCCGTGAGCATGGCGAGCAACGGGATCAATGTCGTCATTGCGAGTTCCGGGCTCCTGTTTGTCATTGATCCGGTTGCAAACACCGTGATGCCTATTGTCGATGCTGACTTTCAAGGCGCCGGGCAAGTCGGATTTATCAGCGGATATTTCGTGTGGAATGTCCCCGGTACTGGCCGGGCGCAGTACAGCGACCTGTACAGCACTGCCATCCAGCCTCTTAGCTTCTTCACGGCAGAAGCCAGCCCTGACAATGGCGTCGGGTGCATCGTGGATCACTTGGAGTTCTGGTATTTCAACGAGACGACTACGGAAGTCTTTACGATCACCACTGACCCGAACGAGCCGCTGCAGCGCATTCAGGGCGCGGTCATCGAGCACGGCTGCGCGGCGGCAAACTCCGTCGCCAAAATGGACAACACCGTCTTTTGGCTGGGCGCCGACGAAAACGGTAAGGGCACCGTCTGGCGGGCCACCGGGGCATACGAGCCGCAGCGGGTATCCACTCCAGCCATCGAGTATGCCATCGCGCAGACCGAAGACCTTTCCGGGTCGGTAGCTTGGACGTATCAGCAGGAAAGCCATGCCTTCTACGTGCTGACCGTAGGTGACCGCACGTGGTGCTATGACGCATCGGTCGGACTGTGGCACGAACGGGGCTGGCGCGATCCGGTGAACGGCACGATGCACCGGCATCGTGGGCAATGCCAGATGGCGTTTGCCAACAAGACCATCGTCGGTGACTGGCAAAACGGCAATTTCTACCTGTTGGACCTGAATACCTACACCGACAACGGAGACCCTATCGTCTCGCGTCGGACGGGTGCTTATGTGAGCGCGCGGTCTTACAACATGCTGCAGGTGGACTTTGAGACCGGGGTTGGCAACGTCGTTGCACCAGGGAATGATCCGGTGGCACAGTTGGAGTGGAGTGACGACGGCGGGCATACCTGGAGCAACCTGCACGCAGCCAAAATCGGGAAGGTCGGGGAGTATCAACGCCGGGTAAGATGGCGCAGGCTTGGGACACCGCGCCGCTTCGGCCTGTCCCGCGTGTTCCGGGTGACGATCACGGACCCTGTGAAGCGGATCATGACAGGCGCCATGCTTGACGTGTCATGACAGCTCTCATCCCGCAACCGCCGCGCATAGATCTATGCGAGATCACGACCGATCAGACTGGCAAGCTGCGGGCTAAGATCACGCGGCCCTGGTCAATGTACTTCGATGCGCTTCTTGCGCGTGTAGGAGGGAACGTCGCGCCATTGGCGGTGGATGCGGTCGCGCTGGGCGTTTTCGGCAGACGAGTGCAACCCGTTCAAGAACCGGCAGACGTTCGCTACGTGGGAACATTCCTTCCGCGCGTAACCCCCACTGTTCAGGCCCCGGAGGATGCAAATAGCGTTCTCTGCGGGCGAGTCTTTGCGAGGCGCTAGATGGCAACCTTCACCCGTGAGTTACTCTCAGGCAGCACCAGCGGCCGGCCCATCCCTGTCGCAGCCGCCGCAACGCCTGGCACGCTGCTTCATACGGCAGTTGCCGGGGCCACGTCTTACGATGAGGTTTATATCTGGGCGTCGAACGTGACGGCGGTCGCTGCGACGCTTACCGTCGAATGGGGCGGAGTCACCGACCCCGGATCTCATATGGTCAAGGGGTTTATTTTGGCCGGCAACTCTGCGCCGATAGCTATTGCAGTTGGTCAGGTGCTGAATGGAGCCAGCGTGGTGCGTGCGTTTTCGGCGACGGCGAGCGCAATCAACGTCACCGGCTACGTGAATAGGATCACGGCATGATGCTGTTCAGTTACAGCTTCAGTCTGACAAAGCCGCGTCATGACGTGGCCGCGCTGCTGCGGCCATCACTGAAGGACATTGAGCGGTTAGAGGACTTGATGCTCGAGATGCCGCAAGTGCCAATTCCTGTGGTGCATCGGTTTGCGCCTGGACTGTACATTCGTGAGATCACGGTCCCTGCGGATACTTTGATGACGGGACGCGTTCATCGTCATGAGCACTTCAGCGCGATGGTAAGCGGGGAGATGTCAACGCTTGTCAACGGCAGCATCCAAAGAATAGAGGGTTATCACCCGTTTATTGCTGCACCAGGAACCAAGCGCGTGGGATACGTGCATTCGCCCGTGGTCTGGCTGACCTGTCACCACAACCCAGACAATCTGTGCGACGTTGAGCAGATAGAGGCCCTGCTGTGCGAGCCGACGCGTATGCGCATTGAACACGAGGAGGCTGTATGTCTGTCGTAGCCGCTGCGGTTATTGGGAGCGCCGTTGTAGGTGCAGTCGTATCCTCAAGATCGGCGGGCAAGGCAGCGAATGCCCAAGAAGACGCGGCCAACACGGCATCGCAGACCCAGCTCGAGCTTTTCGACAGGCAGGCCGCACTTCAAGAGCCGTGGCGGCAGGCTGGCATCGGGTCGCTGAGTCAACTGACCTCGGGCACGGCGGCGGGTGGAGACTTCAATCGTGATTTCACGATGGCGGACTTCAACGCCGACCCGGGCTATGCCTTCCGCATGAAAGAGGGGCAGCGGGCGGTTGAATCCAGCGCAGCGGCGCGCGGTGGGCTGCTGTCGGGTGGCGCGGGTAAGGCGTTGGTGAACTACGGTCAGCAGGCGGGCAGTCAAGAGTACGGCGCGGCTTACAACCGATTCAACGCCGACCGGGATCGGCGCTTCAACCGCTTGGCCGGGATTGCGGGAATCGGGCAGACAGCGACCCGGGATGTGAGCAATGCCGCTGGAAACGCAGGCAACAACATTGCCAATAACCAGATGGCAGTAGGCAACGCCAACTCGGCGAACTACATCGCGCAGGGCAACGCGATCAATCAGGGCATCGGGACCATCGGAAACTGGTATCAGCAGCAGCCGCAGGGTGGACAGCCTTGGTGGGCTGGTTCATCTGGCGGAAGCTCTTGGGGTACGCCTGGCCTGAATCAGTTTTGGTACGGCAACGGAACATCGGGGGATTGATATGTCGTTGGACGCAAACATCATCCTTGCCGGCCGCGCGCCGCAGTTCGATGACCCCCTGACTGTCCAAAACAGGCAGGCAACGCTGTCCGCACTGATGGGCCGCCAGCAGATGCAGCAGTTCGAGCTTGAGGGCGCGCAACGCCAGCGGGCGGACGAGCAGACCCTTGCCGACCTGTACCGCAGCGCCGGCACCGATCCGCAAGCGCTGATGCAAGGCATGGCGCAACAGGGCCTGGGCGCTCGCATTCCTGGGTTTCAAGAGCAGCAGGCAAAGCTAGGCAAGGCCACGAGTGAAAACCAGGCCGCGCAGTACAAGTTTCAGAAGGACGTGCTGGCCGACACTAGCGCAGGATTGCAGTCTTTGCTGTCAGATCCGCAACTCACAACTGACAAGGCTGTGGCATTTCTTGCCACGCGAGCTCGGCTGATGCCGGACCAGGCGCAGCGACTGGCGCAAGAGGCAGCCAGGCTTCCGTCCGATCCCGGCATGCTGCGTCAACTGCTGCTGCAAAAAGCGCTTGAAGCGCAGTCGGCAGAAAAGCGGCTTGACCTGATCCTTGGCAAGACCGAGATGCAGGACCAAGGCGGGCAGCGTCAGGCATTCAACACGAACCAGCTCACCGGCCAAGTCACCACCGGTCAGGCTTTCGCCAAGACGGCCACGCCTGAAGCGCTGATGACTGACGCGCGCACCCGCAGCGAAGGGGCGGCGAATCGCGGGGTGACGATGCGCGGT